AGGGCAACGCCAAAGTGACTGCGGAGATCAACGAGGAAGTGGCGATCACTGCCTCGTTCCTCACCCGCGAGGCGTGCGCTGAGGAGGCCGACAAGCTGTACGGCGAGCAGGCCGCTGCACAGATCCGTGCCGTCCCTCTTCCGCACGAGCAGGAGACGCCATGAACAAGAACAACGCCCCCATCGACGTGTTCATGCGCGAACAGATCCTGATGCACTTTCTTCGCTGCGAAGACACCGCCGGTCTGCTCGTCAAGCTGTTGACCAGCCCTGACGCGAAGCTGCACGCTGCCACTCTGATCGGCTCGCTGATGATCGCCGAGCAGATGGCGCCGAAGCTGGACAACGTGCACGGAGCCCGCGCTCTCGCCGACATCAACCAGCTGTGTCGCGACATGGCGAAGCAGCACATCAAGGATGGCGTGCTGTTCGATGCCTGAGGTAACGGTGAGCGTGAACGTCGAAACCCACTCCAAAGGATACGTGCTGCGGTGCAGCCGGTGTGGGCAGTTTCTGGCGGTGGAAGAGCCGGTGGACGCCCGCCGGTTCTTCGCCTCGCTCAAGGCGTTCATTTACGCACACGAGGACTGTCACGCAGGAGAGGTGATCCGTGGCGCAAGTTAGGGCGAAGATGCCGACCTGCCCGGTGCAGTCGCGCTGCGACGGCGTGCCGCTCAGGCGCGGCAGGCAGATGTGCCCTCGATGCGAGGCTGCGATGAAATGGCATCCCAAGCCGCCGAGGGGCGAACACCACTTGGAATACGAAGCGACGAGAGGAAGGCGATCACCTTGACGAACAAGGAACTGGCAGATCTGGAGTCGGCTATTCGTTCCGAACACCACAGCGAACTGCGATGGACGCACGGATGGTGCCTCAAGCTCGTGGCCGAGGTGCGCGATCAGCGAGAGCACATCGCCAAGCTAGAAGCGGCGCTCCGCAAGGTCATCAAGCACCAGCCGTGGCCGGGAGACGACCGAAGCGAGCGGGACTTCAACGAGGCCACGAGCCTTGTGCGGGAGGGCTGACATGGCGCTGTTCAAAGTGCAGATCGTGGTCGAGGCGGTGGTTGAGGCTGAAAACGAGCGGGACGCGCAGGAGTTCGGCTTCGACGTGCTGGGTTCCGAGCTGGAAACGATGCGCTTCGAAGACGTGCGCGTGTCGGACGTGACCGTGCCCGCACACCTGCCCACTCGCTGGGACACCGACACGCTGATCTACAGCCGTAGCAAGGAAGAGCTGACGGTGGGTGAGGCGCTCGACCGGGAGTGGGAGGCGCAGCAGGCCGCCGCAGAGCAGGATCGGGAGGACGCATGACGACTTGGCACATGCCGGCTGACAGAGAGCGGGTTCACCGCTGGCTGACCGAGGCGGAGCTTCAGGAGATGCTGGACAAGGCTCGTGAGGACGGACGCAAGGCTGCCAACGAGAAGCTGCGTGCGCTGCTCGTGGAGGCGCGGCCTGTCTTGCACGCACACGCTACTGTGGATTCGTGGTCGATTCGTGACCGCATCGACGCCGCGCTCGCGGAGCCGGTGGAAGAGTGTGTCAACTGCGAAATCGAAATCAAGGCACGGTGTTTGGCACAGCAGGAGCGCGACGAGGCGCGGGCCGAGGTGGAGCGGTTAGAGGTACTCTCAGTCAAGCGTGAGGTCATGCTTGATAAGCTGCGGTGGGTTTCGCAAGAGGCGAGAGCGGCTATCATGCTTGGCTACACCGGCCCAAACCATGAAACGCTCCGCAAAGCGTTGGCGCAGCTAACGGTAACGGAGGAAAAGCCATGACCTGTACTAACTGTAAGGCCGAGGGTGCCGACTGCCTCACGGCAGACCGCGTGCGAGTCTGCTCCGACTGCCTATACGAGCGCGTTGTGAAAGAGCTTGACGAGGCGCGGGCCGAGGTCGAGCGGCTGCAAGCCGAGTTGGTTCGCGTTGGGCGGGCAGAGTTTGACCGTGGCGCGAGGCAGGGCGTCGATCAGGCGCTCTGGGCATCACGAACAGCACAAGAAACGGCCTACCAGCGCGGAGCCGAGGCGATGCGCGAGTCTGCAATGGGTGCCGCGTGGCACTCTGCTGCGATGGGACTTCACAAGCGGATCAAAGAGATGCCGGTGCCGGAGGACAAGCCATGAGCAGCCAACTGACCCTGACTGGTTCTGGCTTTAGAGACGCTGGAACCTCTCAGGTTTCCGCGAACACCCCGGACGACTGGAAGATCGCCTGTGATCGAGTGATCCAGAAGTTCGCAGCAGCCGACAGAACCTTCACCGCCGAGGACGTCCGCGCTGTCGTTGGCGATCCGCCCAACCATCCGAACGCCATGGGCGCTCGTTTTCTGGCAGCTGCGAAGGCCCAACTGATCGTGCGCGTTGGCTACTGCACGCCCGCTCGATCTTCGCGGCACGCGAATGCCTTGGCGGTCTGGCGAGGACTCCGACCGTGACCTTGGTCGAGGCAATCAACGTCATTCGCGCCGACAAGGACCGTTGGGCGCGGCCCGTCTCTTGGCGCGGTTCCGCCATCGCCGTGTACGCTTTTGCCGGGGCGCTCTGGGTCGTCACCGGCAAAGGCGAAGAGCGTCCTTACACCGCCTGTGTTCGCGATGTCATCGACGCATGGGAAGTGCTAAAACCGGGAGAAGTTTTCTCGGAGATGGCAGATGAGAACCTGTGAAATCGAAGGTTGTTCGCAGCCGGTGGCGGCGCTCGCTCTGTGCCGCAAGCACTACTGGCAAGAGCGCCGTACTCGTTTGAGCACAAAACTGTGTTCGGTGCCTGCCTGCGGCAAGGCGCAGTTCTGTACGGAGCTGTGTCGCGGGCACTATGCTCGCAAGCTCCGTGGTCAGGAAACGAACACGCTGCTGCGTCCGCACCACGAGGCGAGCGCCACAGTCAGCTTTCGGTTGACTGCCGCGACGCTGGAAGCCTTGAAGGCACGCGCACTTGAAGCAAGCCTTCCGGTTGAGCGTCTGGTCTCCAAGATCGTTGGCGACTATTTGGGCCTCCCCGGATGAGGCTCTGTGCGGTCCACGGTTGCCGTTCCGTTCTTCGCGGAGACAACCACAGCGGTGTGTGCCACAGACACAAGCGCATGAAGAACAAGTGCGCCAGATGCGGGAAGCGCGTAGACACGCGCCATGTCCGTTGCGCGAGTTGTTACATGGCAGTTCGACAGGGCGGCGTGAACAAGCGGACTTGCGCGTTCGAAGGCTGTGCGGTCACAACGAAGGGCGCAACCGGCTACTGCGCCCAGCATTGCCTGAAGGCCCGCAAGTGCTCGATCGACGGCTGCCAGAACTCCGTGGCGTCTTGGTCGCGCAGCGAGTGCTGTACCGAGCACAAGAGTGTCGCTCGCAAGCTCCGACAAGCCGGGCTGATCTGAGGCGTTTTCCTACATGCGGGCTCAGTACGGGGGCTTCTGATGAACATTTTCGTCCTTGACGAAGATCCTCGCCGCGCAGCAGAGGCACAGTGCGATCAGCATGTCGTGAAGATGACGCTGGAGACCGCACAGCTGCTCTGTTCCGCGTTCCCGGTTGGCGCTGCCCCGTACAGGCGGACGCACTTCAACCATCCCTGCTCAGTCTGGACGCGCCGTACCGCCGCCAACTTCTTGTGGCTTGTCGAGCACGGACTGTGGCTGGCGACCGAGTACGAGACCCGGTTCGGAAGGCGCCACGCCTCAGGTGAGATCATCGAGTGGTGTGCGAACAACGGCGTCTGCGCAGAGGTTGACTTCCAAGGCGACCTGACGTCGTTCGTCCAAGCGATGCCGGAAGAATACCGACAGGGAGATGCTGTCGAGGCGTACAGAGCCTACTACCGAGGCGCCAAGCGGAACTTCGCTCGATGGGCGAACGGGCGCAGCGCACCGGCTTGGTGGCACGAAGGCGCCGAGGGCTAACAGAGTTCGAGAGGCGGCAGGGAGCCGCAGGGAGACAGTATGGACGGGACGAAAGTCAAGAAAGTGATGGAGGCGTATCTGGGCCTCAACGACGTCGAACGGCAGACATTTTTCGTGCTGGTGACGACGCTGAACGAGCTGCAGACGCCGAAGAAGGCAGAGCCGCCGCACAGGCCCGATCCGCGTGGCCGCTACAAGTGCTCGCTGTGCGACAAGACGCTGCCCACCAAGCGCGGGCGCTCCATCCACATGAAGGCGCACGACCGCCGGACGGCACCGGCCAACAAGGAGAGCAAGTGATGGACCGATAGAACAGCCAGCTTTTGACACGGATCGGGGGATCGGCGCACAAGCCGGTCCCCCGGTTGCGTTTCGGCCCTCCCCGACCGCCCGACCCACCCGACGAGCGTGCGCACTAGGACTCCTAGCTTGCGCGAGAACGAACGCAGGGCACCGTCGCAGGAAAGCGCCCAAACCGCCTCCCGATCGTTGCGAGGGGCGCAACCTTCGCCCCCACACCTAGCTCGACAGCCTCTGTGGGACAGCGCGTGCCTCCCCGGAACTATACGGACGCCTCTCCGAACGCCAGCAACCGTTGGCTTTCACTAGCGGCATGCCCATCCAAACCAACGGCGGCTGCCCTTTCCGTCTGCCGTTTCGAGCCAGCACTTGCCCTCACAGCCTCAAATGTCTTACCTTTCGTCTCATGGCTCGTCGTCCAGTCACTCGTGAACTCTACGCCAAGTTGCTTGCCGGGTTCCGAGACGCCCCCGGTAACGCCTCCCATGCCGCACGTGTCGCCGACTGCGAACGCCGCATGGCAAAGCGCGGCTGGGAAGAAGGCTGGCCCGTCTATCCTTGGGCGGAACCCATCCGAAAGGTCGTTGAACGAGAACAACGAGAAGCCCAAGAGAAGGCCCGAGCAGAAGAGGTTGAACGCGCTCGACAGGCTGCTCGTGTCAAAGATGCCGCCGCTGAGGACGCTCAACGTGTCCATCAGGAGGAAGGCCGCCTCGTCAACGCCGCTCGTGTCAACGTCATCGTCCTCCTGAACGCTACAGGACGCCTCGGCCCCTCCCTCCAGATCCTCTCCACCCAAATCCAGCAGGCCATCGAAACGGGTGGCTTAGGGCCGGAAAAGGCGAGCGCCCTGCTGCGGAACGTCGCTTCCGCCAGCGCAAGCATGGTGCGGGCGGGCCAGATCGCGTTGCAGCTGGAGCGGCTGTATCGCGGCGATCCCACGCAGATTGTGGGCGTTCAGGCGATGGAGATGACGGCAGAGGACGCCGTGCGCGAGATCGAGGAAGCGCAGGAAGCCCTGACGCGCTACCAGCGGCGCGGGCTGGAAGTCATCGACGGTGGCGGGCCGGTCATCAACGTCTCGAACGGCCAAGCGTAGCCAAAACACGCACGCAGAGTGCGAGCCAAAGAGGCCCAAGTGGCAGAAGCCCCCGGTGTTTCCAACACTCAGAGTGCGGAACCGATGAAACAGGCCATCGCGGACTGGTTTGACGCGCTGTGTCCAGACGACTCGTTGCTGCTTCTGGCAGACGAGCACCAGCAGGCGGCATTCGTCGGGGTCGTGCTGGGCGGACCGGGCCATCAGCCGATGGCGGTGTACGACATCGACAAGCTGATCGAGGCCGAGCAGCGGCAGGATCCTCAGTCCACCGAGGAAGAGGTCTACGACCACGTCTGCTACAACGCGCTTGGTTCGGCTACCGCCGAGCACGGCCCGCTGTTCTTGCGGCGGTTCTCGCCGGAGGGCGCGTGAACATCGCCGCGCAAGCGCAGGCGGACCTGCTCAAACGCGCCCAACAAGCGCGAACGGCCAGAGTCGCGTTGGCCCGAGAGGACGCCGCCGTGTTCACCCGCCTCGTCCTCAAGGACGAGCAGAGTGGCGAGCGGGTCACGCCAGCGCCGATGCACGACGAGTGGCACGACCTCGTCGCCGTTCACGACCGGCTCGTTCTGATGTCGCACGTCGAGTCCGGCAAGACGCAGCAGCTCTCGGTCGGCAGGGTTCTCTGGGCGCTCGGGCGGGATGCCAACACCCGCGTCGTTATCGTGTCAAACACGGCTGGACAGGCGCAGAAGATCGTCCGCTCCATCGGCGGGTACATCGAGCGTTCGCCAGAGCTTCATGAGGTCTTTCCGAAGCTGCGCCAGAGCAACAGCGGGCCTTGGACGAGCACCCAGCTCACGGTGGAGCGCAAGGGCGCCCCCAAGGATCCGAGCGTTCAGGCGACAGGCGTTCATGGCTCCATCGTCGGCGCCCGTATCGACCTGCTCATCATGGACGATTTGCTCGACTACGAGAACACGCGAACGCAGGCGCAGCGCGACGACCTGTGGGACTGGATCCACTCGACGCTGTTCGGGCGTCTGACCGAGAACTCCAAGGTCATCGTGGTCGGCAACGTCTACCATCGCGACGACTTCTTGCACCGGCTTGAGCGCAACCAAGTGTGGCACACGCGCCGGTTTCCGGTCGTCAGCGGCACCGGAACTCCCTCGTGGCCGGGCCGATGGTCGCTGGAGCGGATCACCAAGAAGCGCGATGAGCTGGGGCCGCTGGAGTTCGCCCGGCAGATGCTCTGTCAGGCACGAGACGATGCCGAAAGCCGCTTCAAGCGGGAATGGATCGAGACCTGCCTGCGGCGAGGGCAGGGGCGCTCCCTCATCAACGGACTGCCGACCATCCCGAATGGTTGCGCCGTCTACACCGGCGTCGACCTCGCCATCCAGCAGCACTCAGGCGCGGACCTGACGGTGTTCTTCACCATCCTCGTCCACCCGAACGGCGACCGGGAGGTGCTCAACATCGAGTCGGGGCGGCTCGCCGGTCCAGAGATCGTTCAGCGCATCCAGCAGATCCACCATCGCTACCAAGGCATCGTGTTCGTCGAGAACAACGCCGCTCAGGACTTCATCCTCCAGTTCACTCGGTATGGGACCGCCGTTCCGGTGCGCCCGTTCACCACCGGCAGGAACAAGGCGCACCCGGAGTTCGGCGTGGAGTCTCTGGCTGCCGAAATGTCGGCTGGCAAGTGGATCATCCCGAACGTCGCTGGAAAGACTCACGCGGAAGTGGACGCATGGATCAACGAGATGTTGTATTACGATCCTCGTTCGCATACGGGCGACCGACTCATGGCTTCATGGTTCGCCCGCGAAGCGGCGCGGCAAGGGACGATCAAGGCCGAGCAAGGCCACTTCCCGACGCTGCGCAGATAGGTGTCGATGCGCCGACCATCGGAACGGCCACAAGAGCTTGCAGGGCTGGTTCCGGCGCGGCGGTATCCATGCGACCGATGCTCTGTTTATGAGGCGACACGGTTCGGGAGGGCGCAGGTGGTCGACAGCGAGCGCGGCTCTCGTTGGATGGACGTGGGGCTCTGCGAGCGTTGCGCGGCGGTGTGCGCCGCCCCGGGATACCGAGCCGCCAGCGCCCTTGGCAGCGAACACACGTACACCGGCAAGTGATACAAGGAGCGTCATGCTTCCTCTGGACGAACTCGAACTCAAGACCGCGATCGAGCACGACAACGCCCGCAAGTGGCCCGATATGGTGAGGCTTCCCGACTATCCGGCTGCTCGCAGCCTGATGCGGGCAGCGGTCGAGACTACGATGGAGGCGGGTGACGCGCTGTTCCTGCAGCCTCGCGACCTGTCTGGCGTTCGCGCCAAGCTCTCCGAAGCGATCAGCAAGCTGGAAGCGGCGCGTGACGCGCTCTCCACGAAGGATGGTGCGCCGTGAGCATGGGAGCCAACCAGTTCGATCCGTCAGCCGCCCGGCGCGTTCAGTCCGCGATGGACCCGAAGATCATGGCTCGCGTTGCGCGGCTTGGCATGAGCCCCCGGCAGCAGGAGCTGAACAAGCTCTGGGCGACCTATCGCGGGATGCAGTACGACGCCCGGCGCGTGGATTGGGACGGCTCCGAGCGCGTGAAGCCGTTGGATGCCGAAGCCATCGCCACCGCTGGGTTCATTCCGCCCGGGTTCTACGACGCAGGCGCTCAGTTCCCGCTGAAGTTCCGTCGTCCATCCGCGACCTACCACTTGCGCAAGGTGATCGTGGACCGCTTCACCGGCCTCCTGTTCAGCGACCGCCACCACCCGGCGATCCGAGTCGAGGGCGACCCGGCGAGCGAGGACTACGTCCGCACGCTGGCTGAGATCAGCCGTCTCTGGCCCGCGATGATCCAAGCCCGCACCTACGGCGGGGCGATGGGAACGGTTGTTCTTGGCTTTCAGTTCGTGGACGGCAAGCCGGTCGTGGAAGTCCACGATCCGCGCTGGTGTCTGCCGGAGTTCGAGGACCGGCACGCGCTCAAGCTCTCCAAGCTGGAAAAGCGGTACATGTTCCCCATCGACGAGCGCGACCCGGAGA